GTATCAAAAAGATAACATACGCCAAGACTAGGAGAGATGGGGGCAGGGGACAGAAAAAAATGGCACTTCAGTTGTACACTGATAACGTGTTATAGACACTAGAAACCAAGTCTAAGTGATATATTCTGTTTGCGATCTCTACAACAAGATTAAACCAGAAATCAATATGGCGAACCTTAAGGAAGAATTTGCAGGACTCCGAGGAGTGAAGGGAGGAGCCCTCGAAGACTCTGGCACGGAGTATGATCCCACCAAGATCAACCTGACGCTCTACGGGACAGACAAGCTCTATACCCTGGCGATCATCAAGAGGGCAGTCAGTCAGGTCGGAGGGTCCCAAACCAACAAAGCACTAGGAATCCTTTGTGCTTTTGTCACGTCAGAGAACAACCCTGACATGACAGATGCAGCAGTCAAGCTCCTGGTGGACATGAGGTTCAAGGTGGACGTGGTGCCCGTGGACGACAGGCTCGGTGACAATCTGGATGACCCCAACTCAAAGCTGGCGGAGGTCCTGACGGAAGAGAACATGGTGGACCTGGTGAAAGGCCTTCTGTTCACTTGTGCCCTGATGGTCAAGTACGATGTGGACAAGATGGCCACATACTGCCAGCAGAAGCTGGAGCGACTGGCCAACAGTCAGGGACTCAACGAGCTGACCCTGATAAGCACGAGTAGGGCAGTTCTGGCTCGGATTGGGGCAGCGGTAAGACCGGGGCAGAAGTTAACCAAGGCCATCTACGGGATCATTCTTATCAACCTGATGGATCCCGCCACTGCTGCCAGGGCAAAGGCCCTTTGTGCCATGAGGCTGAGCGGAACCGGAATGACCATGGTGGGTCTATTCAATCAGGCCTCTAAGAACCTTGGAGCTCCACCTGCAGATCTGCTGGAAGATCTCTGCATGAAGTCCATCATCGACTCTGCCAGGAGGATTGTCAAGCTGATGAGGATCGTTGCAGACGTCGAGGACATGACCGCAAAGTATGCCATCATGATGAGCAGGATGCTTGGGGATGGGTACTTCAAGTCCTACGGGATCAATGAGAACTCACGGATCACCTGTATCTTGATGAACATCAACGAGCAGTACGATGAGGGGACAACCGGAGGACTGGCAGGAGTCAGGGTTTCACCCCCCTTCCGAAAGCTGGCAACCGAGATTGCTCGCCTTCTGGTCAAAAAGTATGACGGGAACGGATCTGCCGGGCCAGGTGCCTCAGATCTTGTCCGCCAGGCCGAGCAGGCAGCGCAAGAGACCGAGGGCGAGGATGATAAGTACGATGAGGAGGGCGAGGAAGACGGAGGGGAGGGAGAGGGGGGAGAGGACGAAGAGTACTACTGAGACCCGGCATCTATGTCGCCTTGGGTTGCCTCCCAACATTACTATTCTTAGATAGAAAAAAATGGCACGTTTGTGTAAAACAACAATCAACAAATCGCAATGTCTGATAACGAAGGAGAACAGTTCTTTGATATTCCCAAGAATGCTCTGGACAGAGTTGAGGCACGGACGATGTGTCCCAGGGAGGATGGAAAGGTTGTCCGGAAACAAGCGCCTCTAAAAGAGGAACCAAGACTGGAGGCAGAGCAGAAGCGGTCTCCAAAGAAGCAGGAGAAACCCCGGGGAATGCTCCCTCTGGAACAACTTGTTCTGAAGTATGTGGTTGTGGTCTGCTCCCTTGATGCGCTCCGAGAGTTCGGAGGACTAATTGCCCAGATCAGGCAGTCTCATCAGGCCGATATGACTCGTCATCTGGAGGCAGTGGCAACAGAGCACCGGGCCAATCTCCAGGCGCTCACCAAGTCTCAGCAGGAGCACGAGAAAGTCTCCAAAGAGATCCTCTCGGCAGTCATCTCCATCCGGTCCAACCTCAACGAGAACTCCAGTCCCCGACACAAACCCCTGGACCTGGACCAGGTCAATGCGGAGAGAGCCCTCGGATTTGGAGTCGGGTACCGGACCGCCTTGAACGTCTTTGGCAAACTACGGGGAATCACACCAGAAGAGGCAGGCTCGCAAGAAGTCAAGAACATGGCAATCAGAGAGGCAGAAGAAGATGAGTATGAGGGAAGCAGAAGCTTCTTCAAGAAGGTCCTCGATATGGTCAAGAAGACCATGAGGTAGAGCAAGCCAACATCCCACTCGCCAACTCCCACTCCCCTAGATAGAAAAAAATGGCACGTTAGTGTACTGTTTTAACAGAAACCAAAACCAAAGTCGAAAGAAACCATGTCTCTCTTCAAGCGAACCAAGAAGACCATTCTGATCCCTCCCCCTCATCTGCTTAGCGGAGACGAGGACCGGGTGACAGTTCTAAATGCAGAGGGCGAGATCAAGATCTCAGGGAAGCGACCAACCACCCTCGATGAGAAGATCTACTACTCCATGAGTCTGGCCGCCGCCATTCTGGGAGGGAATCTTCATCCATCTTTCCAATCTCTGACCTATCTATTTCAGCAGGAGATGGAATTCGGGAGCACCATAGAAAAGGTCAACTTTGGGTCCCGGAAACCGGCCCCCCTGACACCTATCAGGTGGCAAAAGCCCGAGAAGTGTTCATTCAGGCCTCAACCCCTGGACAAAAAGATCCCTCCTCAGATTTACACTGTCAGTGTGGAGGGGGCGACCATCACCTTCTCCGGGAGGTTTCTCTTTTCGGCCAGTCATGTGGGGTGTGACGACAACCGGGTCAAGCTGGCTGGCCTGGATGGCTTCATCACCTCACCCAACTACCAAAGAGTGAAAGACTATTATGCACAGGAAACTGTCCTGGCGTTGTCCTTCGAAATTCCAACCAAAAAAGGAAAATAGTCACAATGACTCCCCATTTAAATCGACCCTCTCAAATCTATCAACTCACATCAGATAGAAAAAAATGGCACATTTGTGTGTTTTCATAACAAACAATCGACACTCGTCATGGACCCTCGAATAATGTATTACACTGTTCTCCTCACGACAGCTGCCAGAGTCTATGGTCAAACCATCAAGCCTGGAGTTGACAGCGTATCCGATCAACCCACCTGGGCGAATCCCCTGTTTACATACCCTGTGGACTGTCCTGCGGCTAAGCTATCCAAGGTGAGTCCCTCACAGTTGAGGTGCCCACGCATATTTGATGATGAAAACCGAGGACTCGTTGCCTACCCTGCTGTCATCAGATCCCTATCGGTAGGGAACAATCTTGGGGACATTCATACTCAGGGGGAATACGTCCACAAGGTCCTTTACCGAACCACATGTTCAACAGGGTTCTTTGGGGGCCAAACCATAGAGAAGGCCCTAGTAGAGATGAAACTGGCCCCCAGGGAGGTGGGAGTGTATGACACCACGACAGCCTCAGCACTGTACTTCCCAGCTCCAAGGTGCCAATGGTACACGGACAATGTACATAACGACCTGACATTCTACTATACGACCGCCAAGAGTGTCCTTAGAGATCCTTACACCCTGGGATTCCTTGATTCTGATTTTATTGAAGGGAAGTGCTCCAAGTCGCCGTGTCAGACCCATTGGTCAAATGTGGTGTGGAAGGGAGACTCGGGAGTTGCCGCCTGTGACACGGGGTCTGAGATAAAGGGTCACATATTTGTGGACAAGACCTCCCACCATGTCGTCAAGGCAACGAGCTATGGACACCACCCATGGGGACTTCATCGAGCTTGCATGATTACCTTCTGTGGAAAACCATGGATCAGGACAGACCTAGGGGACCTCATCGCAATCGAATACAATGGCGGGGCGACCCTTCTCGCATTCCCTGCTTGCAAGGACACCACGGTTGGAATGAGAGGGAGTCTTGACGACTTTGCCTACTTGGATGATCTGGTGAAGTCATCTGAAAGTCGGGAGGAATGTCTAGAGGCACATGCGGAGATCATCGCTACCAATAGTGTGACTCCTTACCTGCTATCCAAATTCAGATCTCCCCACCCAGGAATAAACGATGTCTACGCCATGCATGACGGGTCCATATACCACGGAAAGTGCATGACCGTTGCCATTGATGAGGTTTCCAAAGATAGACGAACTTATCGTGCCCACCAGACCTCAGCTTTCGTAGCATGGGGGCATCCCTTCGGTGATGAATGGGGCGGGTTTCACGGTCTTCATGGCAACGATACTCCTGTGATTCCGGATCTTGAGAAATACGTCGCTCAGTACAAGGTGAGCATGATGGACAAGATGGACATTCGCCCCGTTCCGCATCCTAGTGTCCAGATACTCTACAACGACACAGACACCGCAGACATCACAATCAGGAAGATAGACTCGTTTGATCTGCAATCACTCAACTGGAGCTTCTGGCCATCATTGTCAGCACTGGGAGGGGTTCCAATACTCCTCGCCCTCGTATTCTTTCTGTACTGCTGCATGAACAGAAGACCCTCCATGCCTGCAGCACCCCAAGAGATCCCCATGTACCACCTCGCCAGTCGAGGGTAACACCTTCCCTCACTTACCTCTACAATCCTAGATAGAAAAAAACGGCACATATGTCTGTGGACCTCCCACAGCCGACCATGAACTCAAAAACCCCAAGCACCGACATCGCAGCGTTGAAGGATCTGCTGAGATACAAAGTCACGGTGGCAAGACATGGGTTCTTATTTGATGATGGAAAGATTGTTTGGAGCGAAGATGGGGATGAGGCATGGAATAGACTCCTTGTTGTTGTCGGGGCATTAAGGTCCTCTAACAGGATGAGTCAGGCACTGTTCATGGACATGAGCATCACCAAGGGGGACGGATATCTACTCTTCTCCGACCTGCAGGGAACAAACAATTTGCAGTACCGGACCCCAAAATTCAGGCAATACCTGTTTCCAGTAGACGAGTTCCTCCCTCTCCCCAGATAGAAAAAAATGGCACTTGTGTGCAAAAACAAACCAAGCGAAAGACGCGATTAACTGGACCGAGACAGCAACGGATCCACTACATCATGGATTTTTTTGATTTAGATATAGAGATCAAGCAAGAGAGACTCCCCGCGGAGTGCTCTCTCAACTCTCCCCTCAACATCTCTCTATCATCTCAACTGACCGATCGTATGACCCCTCAAAATGAAAACATCCGGAGACAGAGAGAAAGAATCAGAACCCACACAAAGACACACTCTCGTATCAAACACCTATCAAAACTTGACAATGACTCAACTAGACTCCATGCCCGACTTACAGAAGACCTAATCAAACTACAGCATCTTGAAGTCGATTCACCAGTCTTCGACAATTGGGCCCTTCTGACATCTTACTATGCAGCCCTAGATTACACTCTTCCAGAGAGGGCGTCGTTCGACTGGGGACAGGCCGCACCATACTGGAACCTCTACACCCAACTCCGGACAATCCTCCTCCAGAGTCAAAAGATCAGGAAAAAAGACAGAGGGGTTAGGGAAATCTACTCGTGCGGCCCACTTCGCCTTGAATTTGTGGAAGGCACGGTACTGTACTTCACAGACAAACAATCAGGGGGCGAATTTACAAAATCTGGTGAATTGCCCAGCATCACACCCTATGCAGACTTCCTCGCCTGGGTAAAAATCATTTCCCAACGAGCACAAGCTGTCCTGATGGCAGTCATTCTCAGAGTTACAGATAAAGGACTCTCACCACTTCCGGAGTCACTGCTCTCTGTCTACCAGACAGTTGATGACATCCTGAAAAGAGCTGGTCAGCCAGCCATTGACCTGCTGAAACTCTGGGAGCCCTTAGTAATCACCAAGTTGGGAGAACTCCTCGGGGACAGATTTGGGCTCGAGGAGGACTTTCGTCTCACAATCAGAGGGGAGGCCACGAGACTGGCCAAAAAACTAGCCATCACCAACGGACTGAACCGGTTGATGACCGTCCTTGATTCACAAACAGAAGCTCAGCCGTTGTTTCAGTTCTTTGGACTCTTCAAACATTTCGCGTACCCCCGAGTGTTCTCAAGAGACACGATTCAGGCCATTCAAGAAGTAAGCGACAGACCCAGCTCGATCTCAGCAGCTGAATTCCTTCATGACCAATGCGAGATAAGAAAGGAATTCTACATCAGGTATCTCAAGGCATACCATCGAGCTCCGGGCCTGGACCTGTCAGCCCTTAGTCCCTCGTCTTTTCTGAGAGAGAGTCTTGAGCATGGAAAAATCCCAAACGAGAAGAGTCCCCATTACTCAAACAAAGAGTGGTACTTCATCAAATTCACAAAAAGCATTGAATGGCCCATCAGTGACACTCTGTCAACATTTTTATCCGACAAAGCCATCACAAGAGATCGAGCAGCATGGATCGAAGAAGGTCACTCAGGTAGAGACATGTCAGAAAAACGTCTTCTCCTCAAATTCATCAAAGAAAACTTCTCTAGCGTGGCTGAAATCGTAGCTGCCGCCGATGCCATCTACAACAACGAAGGAGACAGACTGATCGCACTCAAGGTGAAAGAGATGGAGTTAAAAATAAAGGGACGGGGATTCGGGCTCATGACTTTCATGCCCCGGTTACTTCAGGTTCTCCGAGAGAGTATTGCAAAGAAAACCAGCAAGCTGTTTCCGGAAATCACCATGACCTCATCTGACCTGGATATGAAGAAAAGAAAATTCATGCTGTCAAAACGAAGCGATGACCGACGTGGTTTCATCCACATCAACAAGAGTCTGGACATAAACAAATTCTGTACCAGTCAACGGCAATTCAACTCAAGTGCCGTGTTCTCTAGTCTGGATGAAATGATGGGAACATTTCCTCTTTTTTCCCGGGTCCACGAGATTTTCGAAAAAACGTGGATTGTGGATGGTTCTGCATCTGATCCCCCGGATTTATCCCATTTCACCAGGATTTTGGAAGAGTGCCGTCTGCATGGAATTGAGGCCCCTCACGTCTGGGCGGACGGAGTATTCTCTGGACTGAAGGGAGGAATCGAGGGACTCTGTCAATATGTGTGGACCATCTGCCTCCTCCTCAGGGTCGAGCGAGTCATGCAGAAGACCAAACTCACCCACTACATTCTTGCACAGGGAGACAATGTCATCATCACCATTATAGTCCCCGTGGAGATACATCGCGATGGGATCATTTCAGACCAAGAGTCCCGTCGCCTCCTGACACTGAGCCGAAACATAGATCTATCCCTAGAAAGTGAACTGGAAAAGAGCGGGCTGACCCTAAAGATCGAGGAGACCCTAACGAGTGAGAACATTTCGATCTATGGGAAGGATCTTCATTGTCCCCAACATCTGACGCTTGCACTCAAGAAGGCAGCCTCTGCGGCAATCATCTCCAGTGAACAATATCAAGACATCCCCACCTTCCTGTCTGGCCTTGGGACCAGCCTGGAGTCCCTCTCCGAATGCGTGAATAGCAAAACAGGGGCCCATCTCTTTGGAGTCTTGATGGGGGTAGCTGGATGGAAGGACCTCGCCACCCACCAGACCTGGAGGGGATGGAGGTATCCCTATCACAAGGCGCCACTCTCGGGGAGGGTCCGAGCATCTGATATGAAAATTGGAAAGGGTGAAGCGGTTGAGCTCACGATCCCAGTCATGTCTCCAAGACAACAGGGGAAAGAGACCCTAAGGGAACTCCTCGCCAACAGTCTACTGGGATCAGCTCTCGGAATGCTCGCCTTTCCCACTCCGATCGACCTAGAGAAGCGTGGGGTAGGAGATTACATCACACATCGTCTGGCGATTGCAAGGAAAGCCCTCCTGAGCGAGAAACTGGACCCCCATATTGAAAAACGAGTAAGGTCCGCCTGCAACCTTCCCCTCTCTTCTCGGGTGGATCTAAGCAAATTATTCGATTCGCCCTTCTCACTCAATCTAGCCACCGAAGAAGACGCAACCGCGGTCATTAAGCGACAGGCAAAGAAGACCCTCCGACTCCAAGAGATCGGGAACGACAAGCTGAGGGCCCAAATTGGCAACATGGACAAGGGAATAGCCGCCCTGGACGCAGACCTAGCCGGGGCAGAGACAATCAATCCCCGCCTGAACCACATGATCAGGGACATCACGGATGAAAAAGAATCGGAGATGTTCGTAACCAAGTTTGCGTCGGCGAGAACTATGCGGACCCTCGCAATGGGAGACTCATCCGAGGTCCCCATAGTCGTGCTCCTTGAAAAGAAGAGCCAACAAAAAGAACTGTACACCATCTGGAGAGCCAGAAGACCCCACGCCACGATGTGGAAATGCTCCACAGTCCTGGCCAAGGGCCTACGCGACATTTCCTGGGGGAAGACCATTGTGGGAGTGACCTCACCGTCCCCTATCGAGGCTATGGAAACCACACACATTGATCCGACAGACTGGGAGGACAGCAGGTCGAGGGAGACCCTCTCCATTAACTACTATCTTTCAAGAGCGGGGATTGACGAGCAGACCGCCAAGCTCACTCGCGGATCTCTCGTCCCCTACTATGGAACTCAAACAAAGCCACTCATCGCAAAAGCCTACCTGGAACTGAAGGGCAACCCCAGAACAAACAAGGCCCTCCTCCTGTTAAGTGTCCGGGAGTCCCTGGTCAAGACAGGAAGCAATCTTGACGAACTAATCATGCAACTTTGCTCACATGCCCTCGACATCGACGCAGCGTCTCTTCCCGCACTCCGGGCACAAGAGGAAGCGACAGCAGGGGAGGGTCTTCGGGGTGGAATAAAAGAATCCATGTCCCCTGTCGGGCCCGACAACTTTTACACCAACATCACCCATAAGGTGTTCAACAGGAAGTGGGTCACACCATACCATGTCAACATTGCCGACTTCATCATTCAGGGACTCATCGAGACCAGGAAACACCTCATACTCAATGAGAAGATGGACGGACTACTTCCCCTGAGCTCAGTCAAGTGTACCGCCTGTTTTCGGAAGAAAGAGCGAGAATTCTTTGACATTCCCGAGGGACCGACATGGAAGAATGACTCAACGACCTCCGATCCTGCCTACACCTATTTCACAACATGGTGTGATCTCCCACGAGTCTCCACCCTGCCCACAATGGATCAGCAGTCAGCCACTCGTCTACTGGGAAGGGGACTGTCTCTAAACAGACCAACCGCAGGCGAAATCATCACGAAGTTCTACTCGATGTCCATGGAGTCTCAGAGACTCCTCCATCCCGTGGACCTACTCCTTGGGTACGGAGAAGGAGTGGTGTTTGGATACATCAGGAGTCAACACATCCACCATGGCGCACTCTTTCAGACAAAGAGAGAGACACTCACAAACAAACTGCGCAAATTCATCTTGGACACGAAGACACAACATGCCAAACAGATTGGATATCTCTTTCAAGATGAAGACTCCCTGCATGAGCTGATGGCTCAAGGGCTCTGCCCCTATGTTCCACGATCAATTCCACTAACCATCACCGAACTGACGAATGCATGTGCGATCACCACCATTCGAGCCACAGAAGTCATCCTAAGTGCAGGCTCTCGAGTCGCTCTGATGCCAGTCCAGGCAATCGACGAGACCGACGTTGACAACAGCCGTCTTGCCGCGAACACCATGCAGACAATTCTAGGAGATTCCAGGCCAATGAATCCGGTATACCTGGACTGCGACCTCACCACCAACATGACCGCATGGGAGTCATCCATCGAGCTAGACGTTCTCAAGTCAGAGAATTTTCACATTGACGGACTACTTATGGACCTCACCGCAAGGGAACTCCCGATCAGCGACACACCATGGAAGCAGAGGGACTGGACATGCTCCAACGACCCTCGAATCATTGCAAAAGGGATCAAGACCAAGTCACTGTTCATTCATCAGGGAGTGGCAGAGGCACTGAACATGACCCCTGACCTATTGGTCGTGATTGGAGGAGGCCTCGGCGGCTGCGCGGTTCCGTATCTCCAGGAATGGGCAGATGTCCCACTGATATTCGCAACTCTGTTTGACGAGAGAGAGCGAATCTCAGAGGACGGGGACTTGGTGGTTCCTCCAGAAATTCTCGTCAGAGGGATGGCCCCCAGGATGATCGAAAGAGAACTACTGGAAGCGGAGCTCTGCGATGTCACCAATGACGGAAATAGAAGACTCCTCACACGACTGGTCAAGAAAAATAGGGGAAAGGGAACAGTAGTCCTCATAGACGAGATAGAAAACAGAGGGGCTCCCGAGTCACTCCTTCAGAGCTCGCTGCAGGATCTCGTCCGGAGACTCGACAAGGTCTGCACTCTGACCTCGATACACACTGTCCGGGAATCCACCGTGGAACAATTTGCCCAGAGAACCAACTCCATCAAAAGAGACAGGAAGACTGTGACCCTGCACTGGAACCGCTACAATCGAAGGGATCAATTTGAGGCTCTTGTCATTGTCAAGGGAGAGGAAACACGTTCAGATTATCACGTGTCCACTGCGACTGCAGCACAGGCCTTCCGCAAGATCGACGAACAGCTGGAGGTAGAAGGACGACTCTCTGCCACAAGATGGTCCCTCCCAACTCTCCCAGCCCGCGAGAAGGAGATCCTATTCGGCTATGTCTCCTCTGTCTTTTTGAAGACGAATCTCGTTCTCTCCGCAGATGACATGGACCGAGAAACACTGCTAGAAACCATCGAGGACACTGCACCAGGATTGATCTCCTGGAAAGAGAAACTCGAGCACCGAGATCATGCCTTTCGGTCAGACATCGACGAAAAGGGGATCACACAGGACAAAGTCTTCAACCTCATCTGTCTAGCCTGGGTCATAACCGGACTACGCTACGGAATATGGGAAACCGACGCGCAATCCATCATCACCAAGACGGTCTACATCACCCGAGGCCCCAAGCTCTGCCCTCTTGGAGAAAAACCAAAACGGGTCTTCGCATCCTTCAAACTTCAAAGTGATAAGAGGGTAGAGGACGCAAAAGGATTTCTTAGCGCGCTGCTACACCTAGAGGGCTTCTTTCCTCTTGGTAGGCAGTAGCCGGTCTGTCCCCTCCCGCAGCGCCCAGGGACCCAGCACCCAGATACAAAAAAACGAGACCAGTGTTCCCGTTCGGGAACCCAAAAATCACCACCCCTTCAGAACCTCTCTGTTACCTTTTTTATAC